AATTTATTTGTCCTAAGCAAAATAGAACGGTAAAAGTCCCCGGTATCATACAGTCGCCAGGGGCCGGCAGGCTTTCCAAATACCTGCACACTTGCAGGCGAATAGTCCGGCAAGTTGTCGCCCCGTGAATCCTGCCCCTGTTCCAACTGATCAGTAACAAGTTCCGCCACCACCCTGGAATGTCTAGCCAGAATACCTAGCAAGTCTTTCTCTACCCTTTCGGGAGTGAACTTGCTAACGCTTGCGAAATGTTCTTTTAGCCCAGCCAAGCCAACTAATTATAAGGTTCAACAAATAAATTCCTATCAGTACCATAAGCGCATTTTTGAAACTATGCGCCCCAAAAAAGAAAAGGACAAGATAAATAATACCATAGCTGACAATTAAGCCAACGGCCAAAATACTATAATACCTTATCCCATTCATTATACTGACGGGAACGGGACCACCAGCGTTACCGTGTTTGCCTCGTAGGCACTTTGCGGATATACACTCAAGGAAGCCGGAGCGTCCAAGGTAATAGTGTCATCATCAGCAAATGCTGCCGCACTGGCCAGCGTATATTCTCCGTCTCCGGTTTCTGGAGCCCCGGTAACTGTTACCGGTGAGCCTGCAGAATCCAGTACCACGAAGTCCGCCAGCACAAGTCCATTCACGGGAGTAAGATCGCATGCCACCTTGACGGTAACCACCACCTCAGAGGCATCAGCGCTAACCACCGTGATAACTACATCAGTGAGCGCTGCAAGTTGCCCTATCCAGGGAGCCGCCACCAGTACCGCCCCATAAACATCGTGATTAACCTCGTTAGGGTCTTTCAAAGCGATTACCAAAGGAGTAGAACTACTTACCGAACCATCATTGAACATAAGATTCTCGGTATGAAGTAAGTCCATAGAAAAACCTCCCAGGATAGCTTCGCCTCCTTCATCTCTCAGATAAGTTCCTATCAGGCGGTTGCCGCCGTCAATGAGCCATATCCGATCGTTATTGCTCCTGTGAGTGTATGCCGCCTTATGGAAGCACAAGCTCTTAGAGATTTGCGCCCTCCATCGGTAGCGCCCATCAATCACGTGCGAATAACTTACCGGCGTATCTTCATAAGTAGTTTCCGTACCTATGAACTCCGGAATAGTCTTGAACATCGGCCATAAGAATATCCTTACATTCTGTGCCGCCACCAGTGCCGCCTGCCATTGCGTCTGCAAGGCTGCGTTACTTTCTGAAATCTCAAACGTTGAGGGAGTGGTAACCATCCCTCGTATTTCTCTTGGCATATCAGAACATCGTCCGACACCCAAATTCTTTTTTGCATCTAAACAAGCCATTTTCTTAACATATTTCTGTTGAAAGTTTTAAATTAATTAATTCGACCGCATCTAAGGGGTCATTGAAGATATACTTAACATTACCCTCGTTAGAGGTTATGCCGAAAAACTTCCGCCTAACCGCACTGTGAGGGGGTGCATCCTGATCACCAGTCCAAAAGAAAAGCCCACTCTGCCTTATCTTAACAAGGAAATCTTCATACAAAGGATCAAGGACGGGTACAAATACATTTGTATCCCTGTCCTCAGAGTAGTATTCTTTCTTAGTAGGTGCCAGAATAGCAATGTTCAGCGTCCAATCCAGCACGTTACCACGCCTCACGGGCAAAGTATTGTATTGCTCGTTGAACGCTACCAGCGGGTACTTCTTATATTTTTCCACGCTGTCGGAATCTTTCTTTACAAGCCGGTTTGAAATTTCCAGCCTATGCCCAAAAAGATAATAGGGAGTCTCACCACCATTACGCATGGTCGCTACTACTGTTCCTATTTGTTCTGTGATGTTCATAAGTTGAAAACGTTCATCGTCCCCGGAGAGCAAAATTCTACATCCCCGTAGTCGTCGGTATTGTTTTTCAAGAATCCATATAGCGTGTTACGCTGGCTGTAATCATACCCGGCAAGAATAGACATCTGGTTGAAAGCATTAACGACCTTGTGAGAATTGCTTATCACCGTAGCGTTTTCTGTTTTCGAAGAAACCGTGCCTATGGCAGTGAAAAAAGGATTGTTCTCCCGTACCCACATCGCATAGATGTAAGGAACCAAGAGTCCTCTTTTTCCTTCCAGCCCTACCCACTTGTAAGTATTACTATCACAAGTGTATGTAGCTCCCTCTTTCAGGTCTGTCCATTTCTGCAATGGATATTCTTCTGCTAACCCTTCTATGAAATCATCGTATAGCATGTGGCCAAGAAGCTGACGTAATAGTTTCTCCTCCTCTGCTGCCAGAAAAATATCAAAGTCGTTAGACTCCTCAATCTTAGGCAGTGAAAAAGGCAACCCATCAAAGTCTGTGGCCACTACGAACACTATACAGACGGGATTAACGTGTTAATAGCTGATGTGATGTTGGTCACTTTCAAGAAAGCGTCAGCATCTACATTACGCACCAAAAGACCAACCCGCTTTTCAGCAAGTATCGTGAAGGTATTCTTCACGAACTGATCGTCAATGTGTCCCATCTCTACGGTAACTCCGCCCAGGGTGTACTTAGTGCCATAGCGGAAATCTCCTACAAGCATCGTATTTGCTGTCACCTGAGAAGATTCATGTACCCTCATGTTATCGATAATAGTTCCGTTGCCGGTAACGAAAGGAGGGAACAGGTAATGACCATCAGACCCCTTGGCTAACTTGTAGCGAAGGATGTCAATAGGATTCAGTACCACATCAGTAGGCATGTACTTACTCTGCTTGCCGGTCATAATCGCCGTTCGCACAAAAGCTATCAGGTCGTAGATGTTATCTACGGCCGTAATATTGATGTACGGAGTGGGTGTGAATGCTGATGCAGAAGTGTATACCCCTTTCAGGTTTGGCGGTGTTCCGTCACCATCCCAAAGCTGCTCATCTTCCTTGAGTACAAGGTTTGTGTCTAAGAGCCGTTGAACCTCGCTCTGCACAAAGTCGAAGTCCGCCCATGCCTGCTTGGTAACAGGAATAGAGTCTGCAATAACTTCAAGAGGTAGGGTGCGCTCTATCCAGTTAATAACGGATTCCGGCTTTTGCGCAGTCTCCGCTACGGTGTCAGCCCCCCGGGTAATTGCGTTCTGATCAATGTACCTGATCACTGCCCCGGTTCCCTCGCCAACCGAAACGCTTCTAAATAAGTTACTGATTACCGGCTCCAAAAAAGGCAACTGCCCAATCTCGGAAAGCCTGGTAGCAATCGTTGATGAAGATACTGCTGAACGTTGTACAAGAGTTTTGTTGACCTCTTTGCCTGAAAGTTCAAACTTCACCGTCTGCCTGGAACCGGTTTTAGCAATGTTCAAAATCTCATCTTTCTTCTCTGCCATCTTTTGCTCCAGTGGCGTAGAGTCCTCGGTCTGCTTAGATTGCAGCAGCCTTTGGATTTCCTCACCTTGCTTTTCAACGGCATCGGTGATCTCTTTGACTGTTTCGGCCTTCAATCCTATGGCTTCTAATTTTTCGCCTAGTAAGTCTCCGGTTACCAGTCCTGCGGTGGCTGACTCAATTTCGGTCTTTATGGCTTCTTTGAGTGCGCCCGCTTTGGCTGAATCCTTCAAGGTTTTCTCTAACCCATTTTGGATTTTCGCCATCAATTCATTAAATTCTTTTTCTTCCATTTCAATAAAAAATTTAGATTAAACTTTTTTGAGTACCCTTTATGTTAGCTGAGTGCTATTTAGCGGGTCAGTTGGAAGAAGTGCCGAAATGGCGGGTTCTTATTTTGAGGTTATCTCAATTCAAAAATATTACAAATTTATTTTAAAATCATACTTTTTCATCAATTCATTCAGGGCAGGTTTCTCTTTTTCAATTACAATTTCCTCTTTTAAAGTCGGTGTAAGCTCGTTCGACCCTGCCAATAAAGCTGAAATTTCTGATAGCTCCGCCTCTTTTACCGCAAAGAAAAAACCGTTTTCATCCGCTTTGGCCTTATTGCCTAGCTTGGGATATACTTCCTCCCATACCTGAAAGGCTTCAGGATAATCTTCCTCATCATCAACTGCCAACGAAAGAGAAATATATCTCATTGATACTGAATGCTGATTGACATCATCATTCAAATATTGAGTGAAAATCTTCTCATTGTAGGATTTTCTGATTTCAGATACCAGAACCAACCCTTGAGTTAAGCCCGTTTTCCCTTGTCCCAGCTCCCGCCAGCTTAAATCCTTTTCAGATATTTCTAATGCCTTGCCCACCTTCGCATCGAGCTGGAAAATATGATCGTGCAGGTGCGGAATCCTCAATCCCTTATGATCAATAGACCGGGCAAAGATTCCCGGCAAATGAACATCATCATGCGAATCTAACCAAAAATAAGTGTTAGCAATAATGGTTCTTTTCAGTGTGCCAGCCTCCTCGTTGTTCTCGTAGATAGGCTTTAGCTTTTTATCAGCATAGGTTTTCTGCGTTTCACGTGAAACCATAAACGGATCGCTCTGCTTCAATGCAGACTTCTTTAGCTCAAGGGTTTCTTGCAGCTTATCGTACCAGGCGCTTGTGAACTTTTTCATCGTTAGCTATAATTTTGTTTTTCTTGGCTACGGCCTTCTTAATCCGTTTTGCCAATTCCAAGTTTTTTGAGTTCTTCTTTGTATTCATCAGATGTAATTACGTTATCCTGTAATGCTTTTGAAAGCGAATTTACCATTTTTTCCAATGCCGTGCTTTTCAGTTGTATATCTTCCGCGAAAAGATGAACGTGCGAATAGTCAATAATAGCCTTTTCCCTTGCATCCTTTAGAAATTCGTGGTTCAACGCCGCTATCCATTCGTTAGCCTCCGGAATCACAGTATCAGAATAGAAAGCCTTCTCAGCTTGATTCTGGTTCTCATAGGTGGCTCCCTCGAAGATTCCGAACTGCTCCCGCCGGCATCCATAAGCATCTATGATCCTGAAAAAATCGTGCATAGTTTCCTCGAATAGGCCCAACTTTTTAGGCTCGTTCATTGTCATAGACTGAAATTTTACGCCCGTGTCAACGATGGCCATCTGCGATTGACCGGCAAGAGTACCGTATTCCCCCCAGGTTTTTTTCAAAATATCCTTGTCGGCCTCCCCTAAAGGGACTGAACCTGCAATATCTTTCTGATCAGGTGAAATAATCCCTTGTGCCCCCCTGTACTTGATGATCATGCCCCTGCTCTCGTAGGCCATGCGGATATTGTTCACCGGCGCCCGCAAGGATAACAACTTAGACTCACCCATTAAAATATTTTTATCGTCCCTGGAACTGGTAACAGATACCTTGCTGTCGTTAAGATGAATAATGTTATCCCCAGGAATCGTTGAGTAGTCTTCCAGCCTGTACACTATCCCTTTAGGTTTCTCTGAATATGTCCAGAACGGAAACCGATCGGTATATTCTATTTTTATCAGGTTTGACGGAATAGTGAACAGAGCTTTGGCTCCAGGATTGGATTTGATGGCAAAGGGAATCTTATACAGATATTCATTGCCATATAGGTCGTGAAATATTTTGGTCTGCCTCATAAGCTCCTTGCCGTCCTGAAACCAGTTGGGATTGTCGAGCAGTTTCTTGAGCCAATGGTCGGGAATTTCTTCGTTCTTGGAATCAATAACTTTCACTTTCCCGTTGCTGAATGACCTTGCCTTTACCCCTATAACCGCCGACACTTCAGGAACTTCAAGCCAGGCTTTAAGCAGGTTCAAATTATTGTAAGTATCTGCCGAAAGTGGATAGAAGTAGGAATTGCCAAACTTTTTGGGGTATCCCTGCCAGGTGGAAGGATTGATGATTAAGTTATCCCATCCGTTAGTTCCTATCATCTAATTCTTTTTGAAAGTTCAACCCATTTGCCCACGACAAATGTTTTCTTTTCCCCGTCAAGTTCTACCGTGTAGGTGAAATTTATCCTACCCTCCAAGATTTCATAATCCTCTAACCAGACCATTTTCCCCCCTACATACACGGGTAACCAGGCAAACCGCCTCACCAGTCGGGTAGAGCCTTCCTTGATTTCCGGCTCGGTATGCCGTGCGTTCCATTTCATTTAGAAACAAATATAGTTTTTTTTGTATTAATGCCTATTTTCTTATGTTGCTCATCAAAGACATTCTCAGCTGATCCCAAAAGTGGTTATGGTCATCCACCGGCTCATCAAGCCGGATTCCTTGTACTTCCCTGTACCTGTAATTGCTCTGTTCCTTCCTCACTGCCGGATGATCTACCAGGTGAATCTTGAATTTCTTGATCAGGCTGATTCCATACTTGATGGAACCTGGGAACGTGTTAGCTGCCAAAACCCGGAAACCATTTCTGCGGGAAAGGCTTATCATGCCCCGGCCTCCGGAGTCCCCCGATGGGTCCGCCCAAACGGTTTCATTCGGACAATAGGTTCTTAACACCGGTAATAATTCATTAATCGAAGGCGTAGGCTCGTAGAATAAGCATTCTGCAAATAAGTCATTGCCTATTATTCCTGCCCGGCCAAGTACAGTAGGTGAATTGGTATAGCCAAAATCAAGACCCCAGTACACGTGTTCGCAGTTTTCGGGAAACTTCTCAATCCAGGTAACATGCTGAAAGATTAATCCTTCCGGTGCAGAGCGCAATCCTAGCCCGTAGACGTTCCACATGTAATCATCAGCGGTTCCCTGCCGGACGTTTTCGGAGTTGTTTGGGTCATAAGAAAGTATTTTACGCTTTTCGGGTGCTGAAATATAAGGATTGTCCACAAATGTAGTTTTCAGCAACTTAGCATCGTCCCTGGGTTCTACCCGCTCAAATATCCAATGGTCGGTAACTTTCGGATTGTAATCCATGAACCAGAACTTTCTGCATCGCATTTCAGATTGGTCAAAAATGTCCTGAGACACATCTAATGCCTCATTAATCCAGAACACATCACAACCAGCCCCATGAAATTTAGCCGCATTGTCAGCCCCCAGTAGGTTAATTCGATTTCCAAATAAGGAAAAGCTACTCACTTCCTTCTTATCGGCGAATGGCGAAGCAAGCCCATACATAGGCAGGCGCCGGTTAAAATCATTATACAGCGTTGTTTTGAAGCTGGCGTGGGTTTCCTTGATAATGTTGATAACCAAATTTTGATTGAAAGAACATAGCCATAGCAGAAAATCAATCCCGCTCCATGTTTTAGTTGATCTGCTCGATCCTTCTAATATTACTCCGCTGGTTCCTTGTAGGTAATTATTCCTTAGAAACGTCAGGTTTGGACTTATCCGGCGTTTCTTCATCTTCAAATGGGAATAGGTCGTTTAATTCTTTTTGGCTGGGCTGCAAACTTGCCTGTATGGTCTGTACCGCCTTGCCTTCCAGACGGTCATATAGCATTTCAATGGCTTTTAATACGTCCTTATCTGAACCGTTTTCTATTATCCGCATCAATTTCAAAAGGTTGAACTCTGCCCTTGTCAGCTTCCCCTTTTCATCATCATTCATTTCATCGTTAAGAAACTTTTTTGCCAATGTTGAAAAACTAGGCCCTGGGGGTCGTCCTTTAGGGTTTCCTGATTCGCCTTCTTTGAAGGGCGTTGCTCCTTCGGGTATCTTACCAGGCTCAAATGCCATTTGTTACTGTTTAGTTACTGATTACTATTTTGGTCAAAAGTACAACTTACTGGAGAATTAAGGAAATTCAAGGGGAACATGTGTAATAAATTCAAGTTCAGGACTCATAACTTATTCAGCATCTCCTTTCTCTTTTGACAACCGCAATTCACTATTCCCAATATTCTCATAACCTTCTTTACTCCTGTTTTTTGCATTACTGTTTCTACCTTATCGCCTAAGCGGAGACCTTTCTGCTTTTGCGGATTCTCTTTTTTTTTGGCTTGTACTCGAAACTTTTCTTTACCTCCTCGGTGTGTTGTGGGTGAAGGATGGAAACAAGTGAAGCCATGCCGGAAGCTAGGATTACCTTTGCTCTGGCTTCATCAGTAATCGGAAATTTCTTATTCTTTAGGCGTGTTTCTTCGGCTACGGAATCCCAAAATTTCATGTTGGGCTTTAGGATGTATGTTTTATTATCTTTTCCCATTAGGTTACCTCATAATATTTCAAGCCAGTCAGCCTCGGTTGATTTCTCTTTGTACTCCTGCAATTTAGGGATTTTTTTTATCTTCTCAATATCAAAATTGCTTAATTCCATGTCCAGGATATAGCCGTTTTCACCATCCTTGACAAGCTCATGAGAGCTGGGATAGTTGGTTGTAATCACTGGAGTCAACGCCTGCAAGGATTCCTGAATGCAATAGGGCATCCCTTCGGTGTCGGAAAGCTGTACCAGATAATCAGCTTTGTTAATCTCTCTTTGAGGCTCGTAAGTTATGCCCCTGAACTTTACTGGGTAATTGCTGAAAGAGGAAATAGTCCTTTGCGCCCAACCTGTACCACCTGATCCCCAAACATCCCAACTGTATGCTACCTTATGTTTTGACAATAATTGACAAAATTTTAACATGCGCTCAAAACCCTTTTCCCGAGCTATCCGGGATAAGGTAATTAATCGTAATATGTTGCTTTCGGTTTTCGGCTCTGGACAATAAGTGTCCAAAAGGTTATATATGACTTTGTCGATTGTCAGGTCAGTAATACTTTCAAAACTTTTTTTCACATGCTGACCAACTGCTATATGATGAGTGGTTTTGATTCCGGGTTTGTAGGTGAAATTCCAATTTCTGATGTAAGCATCGTAATCTGCGTGTACCATCTGGATGAATCTTTTTGCCGTGCATGTACTTTCCGGGCTATTCCCCCAGGCAGAAGCTAAAACTATTGTATCGGCCTCTAATTTTTGTTGTTCATATCTGATGCAGGAACAATATTCTGAAAGTCTTATGATTGCTTCCTGATCGCCGGAATAAAATACAAATCGGAGATCAATAAGCGGAGCCATGCGCTTGCAGAAATTAAAGATGAAGGTTTCTATGCCTCCGAATTTGTTTAGCTTATGCGTGTATAGAATTACGGATTTCATATTCCTAGTGAACCTCCATACAACTCATAATCCTCGGCAAAATGATTCATAAAAATATCCATGCAATCATCAGAAACTTTTAAGTTTCCGCCTTTAAAAGATGGATTCCCGTTTATAATCGGGAATTTTTCTAAATAGCTATTATCAAAATTCTGCAAATTCAAACCATTAGTTTTTGGAATCAAATTTGATTGTCTTTCAAAATGTATGTCAGGATTTTCTATTGACATTATCTTGAAAAGAAAATATTCAAAAGGCATTCTCGGATAAAACCCGCCGAACCTCCCAAAGACCAACTCAGAATAATTATAAAAAATTTTGTCAATGTAAAGGCTTGCCATCCTCTCCATCGGCTGTCTTATAAGAGCAAAATTACCATATCCTTCAATAGGCTCTGAAACTTTTTCCCACTGGTTCCAGCAATAATCATGTACGCTCATGGGATCGCCCTTGTCATAGGGCAACCCGCATAAATCAGCAAAGTGAATCTTGAGCGTAGTACAGGCCACCTTAGGAATGTACCAGTAAACCATCTTGAGCTTGTGAAGTACTATGCCATTATTCATTTGTGTCCGTGATTTTTACGCATTAAACTTATTTTGCTTTCTACATTATCCATTTTATGATCTATTATTCTGTGCTTCTTTTTATAATAAGCACTTAGTGCAGCTTTTGGAACCATTTGTCCATTTAATCTTCTTGCCGTTATAAATTTTAACAATCTTTCTTTGCTCCAATCATCATATTTAATCCTAGATTTTTCACTTTTTAAATAGGATTTATAATCAAGATTTACTCCTGGTTTTTTAATAGTGTAAGGAATGTTTATTTTTTTTAAAATATCATCGCAAAAAGAAATTTTCTCTACTGCATAATAAAGATATTCTAAATAGTAAGGGTCAGTTTTTAAAATATTTCCGACTGTTAAACCTTTATATTTACCCTGAACTAAAACACTTTTTTCAGTAAGCGTTCTTAGTCTGATTTTGTTTTCTATCATCGTTCGCAAATAAATATTTTTCTCTCTATCGGATAGCTAAATCCGTAGTCAAACTCCTTCACGCTCTTAGGCTTGATGATTTCAAAGTACCATTCCTTGCTCCTTACTTTGTAGGGAGGAAGCTGCTTTAATCCCAATGGATTTTCAAAAATTAACCACTTGCTTTGGATGTTTTTCAAAACTTCCCTGATATATCTTTCGTCCATGTGGTGGAAAACTCCCAATGCTACTAGTACATCCACGCTCTGCCATTCTATGTTTTGAGCCTTGACATTCATTAATTGAAGATGCGGAAAACGGGAACGGCCTTCCAAAATATATTCTTCCTTATGATCAAAGCCCCTGTAATTTTTAGCACCCTTATTCAACACTAAATCCCCAAAAGCTCCAATGTTACATCCTATTTCCAGATAACTTTTTCCTGCCCAATCAAACTGGACATGCCTTAATTTTTTTGCCGGCGGGAACATGTCTTGATAGGAATATACAAATTCATCACAAAGCAATTCTTTTGCTCCTAGCGCAATTTGAATGCTTGCCCGGTGGTGGCCGTCTATCATGTACCAACCATCTTTTATTTTCTGAACGGTGAGCGGGCCGTAAGCAAGTTTTAGGGAATTGAAATGCATTTTGTATTGTTCCACATAGCCGTTATTTTTTATGTCCAAACAAAGGTTTTTGAATTTCTTCGCACGTTCAACACAATCCTTTTCTGTTTTGATATAGTCCCAAACCTTACCGTATTTTTTAAGCTGCTCCTTCAACCAGGATAAATAACCAGAATTTTCTACCGGAAGCCCAGAAAGATATTCATTTGCAAATTCCACAAATGGAGAATTTTCTAACTTCCCTAAGTTATTTCTAAGTTTTTCAACCGGTATAAGTTTTCTCATAATTCCTGCAATTTTGCTAATGGGTGACATCGATTACAGTTTTTACCCATGTGCGGAGCATAGGTAATATCATCACTTCCGCAAACATCACAAAACTCTTTCGGCATTCCTAGTTCTTCCTCGCTCAAGACCGGCTTGTAGTTCTCCCAATTATCAGGTGCAATTGCAAATATGTCACAAAAATCTGTGATAAGTCCCGGCCATAGTTCCGGCTTGACTTTGTCCCTCTGTAACTTGGCACAGAATTTTCTTATCTCTAATTTTTTCCGCATAAATGTTTTTTGAAAATCTGAATACGGAGAAAGGCACTCAGGGGTAATAATTTTTACATTTCGTTTCATAATTATTTTAGTTTAGTTTTTCAACCAAATTAAACTCGACACCCTCCATGCCGTACTGATACTTATACGCTGACCGTAGTAGTCTCTCCAAACTATCCTTAAAAAAAGACTAAGACAATGAACTACTTTCATAATTATTTTTGGTTAAGTTTATCTTCCTCCTTGATCTTTTCAAGTTCATTCAAATTTTTTCACCTCTAAATATTTTCGCTTCTCCGGCTGAAATTTCTCATCGTACAACTCCCAATGCCTGCTCCATAGGTCTTTGTACATTTCGATAATTATGTCTATTCTTTCGGCATCATTAACCAGGCTTGCACTCGTTATGAAATCTTTCATCAAACTTTCCCACCCCCGAAAATGTCTTGCCGTATAGTCCAGAAAATAATCAAACTTATTCAAAAATTCCTGTTTCCTTTCAAGCTCTGAAAATTGTTCTTTGGTCAAATTAATAACCTCAAAATTTTCAATCTTTGCCTTTTCCTCGTTAAGATATTTTCTAAGTTCCGAAGCAAGAATCTGAAACTCTTTCTTGGTTATATTAATTTCATTTCCTATGTCAATTAGTGCCATCAGAAGGGGGTTTCAAATATTTGTTCGCTTGGATGCATTGGATTTTGTCCTCTCTCGTCTTGGAACCCTGCTCCACCTTTTTCATAAGTCATGCAAACAGGACTATCTAACATTGTCGGAACTCCTGTAATTTCGTAGTCCTTAACTTTTCGCACGTGTAATTCAGTGATATGAAATCTTTCCTGATGTGAAATCATTCGGTGAATTATTGTGAATTGATCCGCTCGGTTAGCAAATTTCTGACCTCCCTCCGCGTCTGCTTTTTGCAACGGCATCTGATGCCCGGCGTACTCGTGATCTTTTGGGTATGCCTTGCGAGCGCCTTCAGAGAACGGATGCAAGGTCATATAGATCGAACATACATCCCTGGTGAATATTTTCATCTGATTGAGTACCTCGTTATCGTAATCATGTTTCGATCCTATCCACTTGTCCCGGTCTATGAGCAATGAAGAATATGGATCAATGACCAGCCCATCTAATTTAGAAATTTTCGTTGCCAAATCCAAACAGTTATACGCTGTAATAGGTTTGTCAATGCGCATAAATTCAAAATGGTCATTGACAAACTCAACTGCTTTCTTGAATTCCGAATCAGAAATCAAATTATCTTTTACGTTCTTGTGCAAAAGAAATTGAATTACCATAATCTTGATCCTGGGAATGAGGTTCTCATAAGAAAGTATAAGCCATTTCATTTGATGAAAGTATGATCCCAGGGTCATTACAAACCATACCCAGGTAGATTTACCCACGTTATCGGCGCCTAAAAACATATCCATCGAATTAGGGGTAAACTTCCAGTGCGTGTCCAGCTTTGGGATTCTTGTGCTTTTGCCAACCTTGAGCGTACCGTTTTTGAAATCACGTATATATTTTTCATCCTCCGCCCGGTTGTGGAGAAACTTCCTTTGTAGTTCTTTGTCTTTGAGCTCAGCGTCAAGGTCAAGAATCCTATTTCGGTTATCAATGACATCACTCATTTTTGAAAAATTCTACCATCTTGTTAACATAACCCGGCTCGCCTTCTTTCGGTTGAAATTCATCCAGGTTGCCATGCCCCGCAAGCCACTTGAAAAGATACGGTTTCCATTGTTCGATCGGATTTCCCTCCGCCTGCCTGCGTCCCAGCAGGTTGAAAAATGCCGCCGCTATTTTGGGGGCTCCCAGGGTTACGGCCTCTGGGTAGTGGTAGAGCTTGCTGGCATTTTCACGAAGATAAAATTCAACCTCTTGTAGTTTAGTTTCAGCTTTAGTTATAGTTTCAGTTTCAGTTATAGCTTCAGTTTCCATATGCTTAGCATATGCTTTAGATGTTTTTTTCTCCTTTTTATTGGCTTTGTTGCCTCCTAGGGCATTATTTCGGCGGGAGTCAGTAAATTTTTTTCGACGGTAAACCTCATCATATAGCCGTTGTTTCCAAAAATATGTGCCATCGGTGCTGAACTTTTGTACAACATTTTCAAACACACTAGTTGAGCATATGCTTAACACTTGCTTTGCCTGTTTTGTGGTGAATTTTCCATTGTTGAATTGAAAAATGAGAAGCTCCAAATATGCACCCTTTTCTTCGTAGCTCATGCCCATTGTGCCACTAAGCCAATCGCCGGGATAAAATAAGAAAGCTGGGTCTTTAGCCATTACATTAAACCGTAACCGGAACCGTCACCAGAACCGTCACCGTAACCGGAACCGGAACCGGAACCGGAACCGTCACCGTCACCGTCTATTTTCTTCCATATGGGAACAGAATTAAGATTTTTAAAAGCCCTTTCTGAAAGTGACAAAATTTCAATGACATTAGCAATTTCATTCTTGTCTACCTGCATTGAAAATTTGCAGTTTTCAGGTTTCGTAACTCCATCTACTGCCATCTGAGACAGAGATGCTGCTCCGTCCCAGTAGTAGACACGCCTTGTGTCTATAAGGACTACCACTGTACCATCTGGCTTATACTCTTTGCTTTGTAGATACCCAAAATGTACACCAGCTCCATAGCTGCGAATTAACACAGCCTCCATGCCGCAAACTTTTTGAGGCATATTGATTTTAGGAATGTACGTTTTTCCATCGACTACAATTTCTTCAACATTTAATTTTTCCATAATTTTAATTTTTTGTTTTAAAAATAAGAAACCCCGGCCAGAGAATTGCACAAAACTCTAGCACGGGGAATCAATGCCTTTCGGCGGTAAACAGTCTTAATCGTGCAATTTTTCATATTTGCAATTACATCACTTTTTTTCATAACTCCAAACTATTTCTTGGGTTTTTTCTATCGCCTTGAAAATTTCAAAAACCACTTGTGGGACTATGGCGTTCCCAAGTCCTTTAATTCTGTCCAATTCTGCGGATACCCCATTAGGTATTCTAACCAGTTTGGGTTTGGAAAATTTCCTATCCCATTCTGATAATCCTTTATGAGGGTTTGGTCCCATTTTATTCCGTCCCGTTTTTTTATGGCCGTCCCTATTGAAAATCCCGAGTGACTCAATGAAGCTGTTGGAGTAGGCAAGAAACCAAATCCTAAGGCCAGGGGAATAGCAGAAAAATATATGGAGCAATTACGGCCCCATTGTTTCAGAATTGAGATAGCTGGATCTATCAGGAGGGAAAAACCTGAAGTCAAGGACATCGAAATCGTAGCTATACCCCGGCCTTATGAAAGTATTGGAATATTTCAAACCGGAATAGCAACGGTTGTAAATCAATGGCAAAAGGTAAAAGGGGAATTACCGTGTAAATACACTCTATTGGTCTGGCTTTGCTATTAGAAGAGATAACAAGTTCCATTTCACAAAGATCCTTTTTCCAGCAATATCTTTTGGCCAATAGCTTGTGCCACCAGGTTAATTTCAAGCTGATTAAAGTCCTGTTGTGTTGGCAAGTCTTCTGCTAAAGATACTACGGCCTTTAAATATGGGTCTCTGCCATCCTCCCCAATGCTTAACTCTAATCTTTTGTTAGCTACCTTTAATAGAGGAAAACATGAAGTCAAGGAAATAGCATTTACAATAGGCATAAGCCCGTTCATCTTTGAGAGAAACCCCTCAGCAGTTGCCTTGGCAACTTTTTCTTTTTTAGTTAGTCGTGACATTTTATTTTTGTTTAAATCATACATTAATTACAGTGTTAAAAAAAGGGGGCTATCCGGCACATTAGCACCCCTCTTTTGAATCCTAAAGTTAAAAAGTCTAATTCGCATCATTTTTCAATCACCTTTTACGTTTATAAAAGCCGGAAAATCTTTATTCATCTCCACCATTTATAGTAGGGAGCATTGACGGCGCAAGCTGGAATATTAAGAACTTGTATTTGGTAGCCTTTATCTTCCAAGTCAGCACACACAATTTTGAATGCCATCCCTGACTTTGCACTAATGATTCCAGGAACGTTTTCTGCCAAAACGAAAGGCGGTTCAACCTCTCCAATGATTCTAAACATTTCCTTCCAGAGCGTAAGGTCTGCTTCGCCCTTGCCTGCGATTGAGAAAGTTTGGCATGGGAATCCTCCGGTAAGAATGTCAATTGTCCCTTTATATTTTGTTCCATCGAATTGTGTAATATCACCAAATATTGGCACGTTTGGAAAATTTTTCTTTAATACTTTTTGACAAAATTCATCTATCTCCACGAATTGAACTGTTTCCCATCCCATCCACCTGGCAGCAAGGGCAAAACCACCAATTCCAGAAAATAAATCAAGATGTTTCATAATGGCTTAAACACATACACCGCATACCTTGACCCGCTCTTTGACTTTACCATTTTGGTATCTATCTCATAGGCCATTTTCCTCAAATCGTAGATACGCCGCATGACTGCCATAATCTTGTACTTATTCCATGCCGTTACCCCGTCAATCTTGCGGTACTTGATCAGGTGCTTAAGAACTTTCTGGTTCTGTGATTCTCGTTTCATAATGGTTTCATTTTTTCAAAATTATAAACTCATCGCTGCACTCGTACAGTTTCAGAGAGTAATGTTTGCAGCATCCAGATTTCCCGTTTCGTGGAGCATAGCCTTTGCAAAGTTTCCCGCATGTATCTTCATCTTTTTCAAACACAGTATCATAGAAGCAGCACCAGAAAAAACCTGGCACATCCGAACGCACCGCCTTGTAAAGTTTCATTTCTTCTCCTTCATATTCTCCCCCATACTCCAAATGCTCCTGAAAATAACTCAAAGGATAACAAAATTCATCGTATCGACTCGCAAAATATAGGTCGTTCTTTTTCATCGCCAATCCCAACAATCGCAATCAGTTAAACATTCCAAGTTCTTTTTCGAGTCTCCGGTTCCTCACATCTTCATAACCTAAATCAATGCCGATATAATTCCGGTTCAGCTTCCGGGCCACTATGCCGGTGGTTCCGCTTCCCATAAATGGATCAAGTACAATCCCATCTATGGGACACCCCGCTTTAATCATGTCAATAATAAGTTTCTGTGGAAAGGTGGCGAAGTGGGCATCAGAATAGGGTTCGGTGTTTACTGTCCAAACTGACCTCTTGTTAGCCAAAGCATCTGGCAAAGGTAAATCAGATTCATTTGCATACCCTCCCCTTTTTACTTTTGTTCTAAGATGTTTCTCTTTGGATACATAATCCAACAACCTGTCCCGGGTTATTCCGTGTGGTCGAGTAGCTTTCATATTTCCATTAGTTTTCCCAGGCACTCTGTCTCTTCCTTTTTGATTTTCAATGTCTTGGCTTAGCCTTTGAATTGATGAATCGGAAATTGGTGTTTTTATTGCCTCCGCATCAAAAAAATACTTTTTACTTTTACTCAGGAGAAAAATGTACTCGTGGGATTTGGTGCATCGGTCAGTTACTGATTCCGGCATCGGGTTTGGTTTGTTCCAGATTATGTCCTGGCGGAGAAACCAGCCATCATCACGAAGGGCGAAGGCCACCATCCACGGGATCCCTATCAGGTCTTTAGGTTTGAAATTAGTTTTAGAAAAATCAGGCGATTCCTTTTTTGGGGGAGTACTTCCTATATTATATCTACTTTTACCAAAGCTATTAGGTTTGCCGTATTTTTCTCCCCAATAAGCAGCATAAGTATCACCTATGACAAGCCATAAATTTCCATCTTTTTTCAAAACCCGTTTAACTTCTCTGAAAATGTCAACTAACTTCTTGACATATTCTTCAGGAGTTTTTTCAAGCCCCAACTGGTCGGGGTGTTCATAATTTCGAAGCTGCCAATATGGGGGACTGGTAACACAGCAATTCACTGACTCGTCAGGAAAAGTTTTTAGTACTGTTAAGGCATCTCCTGTTATCGTGTGATTTAATTTCATATCGTTTCTACTTCAGCAGGATTATACATGCCAGAGATAAATTATCTCAGGTAAAATACATTTGTCAATAGAAACATATTTGTATTGGGGGATCACAATCACAATTATTTTTTTGCGTTAACTTGATAAATTCTATTGTTTTCATCGCCAGTCCCAACAATTACAATCATTTTTATACTGAAAATGCCCACTACCATCGCAAATTTTACAATCCGAATTGGGTAAATACTCCTTACCATCGTGAAACTCATCGATAGCTAATTTGCACGCCTCAATGGTGTCCTCCTCGAATATCCGGTGATCTTCGTTGCCATCGTAATCCTTGTGAATGGCCCTAAATTTCCTCCAAGGATTATCACTAGTTTCAATCCAGTAGCCTTTGTAAAATTCTTGGTAAAATGGTTTCATGTGTGTTCGCTGTCAAAGTGTTTTTCCTTCAAGTCCTGAATAATCTTTTCCATGAAGTCCCGATAAAATTCAGTGAATACTTTCTTGGTTTTCTTAGCTTTATGTGCTGGCTCCCAAATTCGATAAATGACAGCTCGTAACCTTTGACTGGGAGTTCTCTTTTCATCTTCATCTAACTGAAGGTCATCGAGCATAGTTTGTGTTTCTTTATCAATGCTCTCTTTTGAAATATATACCTTCACGTATTCCTGATTCATTTCAGCAAGTTGTGTAAACCTGTTTGTATCAAGTTCGTTAAGACCAATAGTTACCGCTACGGTCTTATCCCGCCTGCTTCTGAATCCCTCTAATGTTCCATCAATAATAATTCCCATGAATCAAAAAGGAAGATCCGAGTCTTCCTCATTTTGTTTAGATGTCTCTTTCTCTCTTTTGTCCTGGATTGTGCCTGCAAAAAATTTCCCCTTCTTACCTTCCTTAATCCACAAGGCAACTTCTGATTCAGAGCCAGATTCATCGGTCATAGTACCTACATACTCAGGATGGTTGTCTGCTTTCTTGCGATCATTCTTGAAGATTATTATTTTTCCTTTCATCGTTTTTTTTGTTTAAGTTTTTTGTATGTCGTCCAACTTTTTCAAAATGTCTCCCTGACTGTATCCGCCCGGGCCACCGTCAATATTTTTCACCGCCTGGCAGGCTTCTAATTTCCAGATGAACGCCTGGGCTTGCTCTGCTGAAAGTTTATGCATGAACTCATGAGCCCGTGCCTCTGAAAAATCCCTCACCTTATACATCCTGCGATATGCTTCTTCATCAACTCCGTAGATAAGTTTTTTTACAATCGCCTTTTGTTCGTCTGTTATCGGGTCTTGATTTAGTTGTGCATTTTCGAGTTCTTCAAGACTGGATATTTCAGCATCAAGCCCTATTAAATTTGACAGCGCTCTACCCCAAGCAGAAGTTTCACAATTCTCTACGTGCGAAGATTTATTTATGAATCCATTGTTTTTGTTTTCAGAAGCTATGCCAGAAGCGACAATAAATCCAAATGGGTCTGCTATGATTGCTTTGATTGTTATCTCTGTTTCGGTTTGATTAAGAACATAACTTCTCAATGAATACCCTGGATAATTTTTCCTGAAATATTGCAGCTTGACCGAGACAGTATAATAATTTGTTTCGACAATCCGTCCCGTATCCTTATCTTTGTGTTTTAGAATTATGGGTTTCATTTCTGATTTTTTCATGATCGTTTGATAAAAATTATAGCGATTCCACCAAGTAAAAATAACATTAAACACGTTGATAACCAAACAGTTACAACGGTTTCCCAAAAGGGATTTCCCAACCAAATGTAAACCATTGAAGCCAGGAACAGAGCGAACAGCAGCGTAATTATCAGCCCAATAAAAAATAAGTCTCTGGGTTTCATTTTAGTTTACGTTTATGTTTTCAAATTCTATCCTGTACACCGGCTCTGAGTACTGCACCAATGTTTCTTTTATCTTCCCCGGATGTACTAGTACTTTTACCCTGCCGAACTTTTCTATGTAGTCCGTACTGATAATGGTTGCCCCTAAGTCTTCCAGCAAGTTCATGGTTTTGAACCGCCGGCAGCCGGTCATGGTGAAGTTAGCTCTCATACCCACAATCATAACAATATTGTCCATTGAAGGCATAGTATCCACAAGAAGGACACCTGTATAGCTTTTTCATAATAATTACCCTTATTGGTTTTGTTTTCATTTCTCTACAATTATGACCCGCCTTGCAGGGTCGTTGCTCTTATAGTGCGGGTGCGTAGTCCTTAACAATTCGGAAAATACGCTCTCATTAGCTCCAGGATTCCAGTAAAATTTATCCCCTTCTTTCAGCTCCCGCAGGAACTTGAAAGAATAGGCTTGTGAAGTTTTCATGGGTATCATAAGTTTTCTTTTGCCTCCTTTTCAATTTCTATTTTGTAGTCTGACCAATTTGGATGGTTCCACAAGCCATCCGAGTCGATAATTTCTACACCGCCGAACTGGTTTATGTAGCAGTCAATGGTTACACGTTCATCGGTTTCGGTCTGAAAGTCGAAATAATCAAAATCAAATATTACCCTCCGGGGTTCTTGTATGTGTTCAGGATTCATTTCTTTGGGATTTTCATGTTCTCAATTGCTCGTTCGTTCAGCCACTTGTATATATGCATTTTTCTACTTTTGCCATTCAATAAATTATGAACCGTTTGAGCGGAACACCTGAACTGCCGGGCACATTCTGTAATGTCCCCGTAGTTCAGATTATTTTTTATTTGTTTCAGGGTTAAATTCATAATCTACTTTTTTTTCTTGGCCAGAAATTTATCTTTCATGGAGTTTAAACTATCATTAGCATCCCAATGTTGTCCAGCAATTAAAGCATCTTCTATGTCTAATATTGTAAATTTCTTGGATGCATCAATATCATAGGTATCTATAAAACGCCCATTTGTGCCAGAGTAAACACGTAACCTACTATCTTCAAGAATGACCACACAATTTATGATAACTTTCGCATTTCCCACTTTCGTATATGGTTTTCGTTAAACATAATTAAAGGTATGCAATCGGTTTCAAACTACCAAGCAAATGACAAAGAAATAACAAGCAACCGTATAAGATTCTTGATATAGTGCAATTCTATCTTGGATAAAAGAAAGAGGGCCCACCATCATTGATAAAAAGAATATCAGTGAAAAAATAACCACTATTTCATTTTGAACAATAAGGCCGGTAATAATTCCGGTAATAAAAATGATGCAGGGGATGATTCCCATAGGATTGTTTTCAAAGTATCTGATTACCTTCTTTATCATATCGTTAATTTATTGTTGAACAAAACCCAAAGCACTCAATTAAGGGTTCTGGTTCACGTCCCCTCATCATTGATATATCTTTGATATTAGGATAATCAGGATGTGGCGACAAAAAAACAAAACCACCACCTTTGGATTGATCCTTACAGATTGTCCTAGGTTCTCCTGCAATATTGGTAAACTTATGTTCCCTAGCTGCCATAGCCGCAAACTTTTCCGGTTCTTCCCTTTTAATTTTCTGCCAGTATCCTATCCCACCTTGGACACACCCAGTTTTATGACAATTATTATTCTGATAACCTAAGAGATATGGTGTTGGTAATTTAATTCCTTTGGCTCGAAAAAAAGATACGCAATCTGATTTGTTTACCTTCAAATTAATCAACGGAGCTAATACATTAATTTCAGGATAATTTCTACGCATATTCAAATACCTGTTAATTTGCTTCTTATCGAACTCAAATCCAAATATCTGTCCCCAATGCTTTTGTAAATCTTGATAGTTTTCCCGTATTTCTCGTTTTAGCTCAGTTGAGCATATTGCTCCCCTCGCTGTGTTGAGATAGCCATATTTATCCCAAACCTGCTCAATTGAGGAATAATTAGGATTGCTTTGTGTTTCAATTTTTCTGTGATATAATTTCTCACAATCAACAAGGAATCTATAAGTATCATCATGTTCATTTCCCTTTGTATCCAAAAAAACAATCTCAACATTCTTAAATGTCTGTATCGCCCAATAACAAGCAACAGCAGAAGTAATGCCACCTGACCACCATGCTATTACAACCTTCTTTATCATGTGAGTTCTACATTAAGTTTTTTCATTTGTTTTTTTTATGTTAAGGCTCCCCTTTGGTTTGCCCGCCGGGGAGCTGCTTAACGAATGATTAATTTTGTATTACTTCAAAAATTTCGTAACGGTTATATTTTCCTCCGATAGGACGGCCACTGCGAATTACATTCGCGCCGCTGCTTACCAAATTGCCTGCTAAATTTATAAATCCAGAACCAAGTTCTTCGGAAAGCCTAGTTTCTTTGCAGAGTAATAATAACCTTTCGATTGTAGTAAACCCATTTCTTTAGCTTTTTCCCAATTATAACCTGCTCCTTTTTTCGGCATTTGTTTTTCGATTGATTTGAAAGTTTTCATGATTTTTTTGTTTTCGTTAAACATGTATCTAAGGTATAACATCCTTTTCGAACTACCAAGCAAATGACAAAGAAATAACAAGCAACCGTATAAGATTCTTGATATAGTGCAATTCTATCTTAGATAAAAGAAAGAGGGCGGCCCCAATGAGAAACCGCCCCCCGAAAACCAAACCTAAAATTAAACAATGTCCTTAATCGTGATAAATACTCTGTCAACTTTAAGTAATTTCACTACCTTTAAATAAAAAGGTTTGTAGGCTTTTATGCTTTCCCAAACAGCGTATTCTCCTCCCGCATCTTTGCCCGGCGCTGTTCCGGTCAGCAAGCATCCTAACGTATCATCTTTTCCTATCTCCTCATTTGCGTAGTTGCCAATGTGAATATAAATATACTGGAATCCGGGCACGTTTTGTAATTCCAGATGCCACTTGAACCAATCGAATCTATTTCTATATTCCGTTGTTTTTGTTGAGGGCTCCTCTCTGAACTTAATTTCATAAGTGCCGGCAGGTATGCGGGTTCTACCAGGTATTTTTACTTCCCTCTTTTCATCCTCTAATATCAGACATTCATACTCTCTCTCTTTGTCCTTCAACCAATATAAAATCCCTAAAGTTGAGGAAGGTTTTTCGCCTATCCTGTCAAGTTCTAAGTAATGTTTCATTTTATTTTCAGTTTTCTAATGTAAAATTAATTTCAACATGGGTTTTCCGTGCAACATTCCATATTTTTTCCATAAATTTCTCATTTCAACTTTCTGATATATCACCCATTTTCTATACCTCCCTTTCAAACAGTCAACTGGATTTCGGTTTATTTTTCTTGCTTGCTTCGCACGCTTTGACCTGGCACGTCTTTTCATTTGTGCAGGAGTTAGTCGCAATTTTTTTCTTCCAGTTTTTCTATTAAGTCGTTCTGATGATAATTCGTCATATAGCGTGCCGGCATCTTGAAATAAAAGCCCACCTAGTAATGGTAGTATTAAACGTTTTTTCATTTTACTACAAGATAAGTAATTCCCCCCAGCACCACAACGCCCAAGACCACCAGTCCGTTCCTCTGCCTCCGGTATTTCCGTGCCTTCCCCTCCATGAACTTTTGACCGGCCCGGAATACGTCCACCTCTAAGGTTTTCACCTCCAGAGCCGTCCGAAAATCTTTCTCGTTGGCCTGATAAGCGCCGATCTGCAATTCAAATTCCTTGCCCTTCGCCTCCCAAATTCTGATTATAGAATCTGCCACCTGGTTTTGAGTTAATAGAAATTCTTTGTGCCTCCGTTCGTAGATATGCCAAGCTGCGACCTGTGATGGGATTTGCACTTGTCCGGTAAACGTGGAGGTATTTCCGATTCCCTCCACGTCCCCCGCCGAATCGGTA